ACTGAGTACTTAACAACATCAATGGCTGATGATAGTTTAAGCAGCGTGGCAGTGATTCTAACATCATCTAATCCAAGCGCCTGCAAAAACTCCGTCGGGTTGTATCCAAAATGCTGTAAAGAGTTAAGAGTCTCAAGTAAAGGCATCAGACCATGTTTGTACTGGTCCGCTTGGAAATTCCTCCTGAATTCATCAGGAGTGATTCCCGTCATTGCTCCCAATAGCTTAACTCTATCCGGATTATTACGGACGTGTGTCTGCAACTGCATAAAGAATCTCTGCATCGCCGTACCACCCATCTCTGGATAGATACCAACTGAGATCATCGCGCCCGACAGTCCCATAATCTCCTGTGTGGTCATGTTAGCAATGGCTCGCAGGTTAATCATCCTGTTCGCCATTGATACTATCTCACGTTCAGTTGCCGCCAAGTTGTTACCCAACTCAACAACTACGGATGCAGTCCTTTTCAGTTCTACCTGATCCAACTGCAACACGTTTGCGATACGTGCGAAGGATAGCGCGGCCTCTTCCAATCCAAGGTTGGTCGTTGTCAGCAGTTTAGCTATCGTGTCAGTGAACGAACTAATATCCGGTAGCGCGACGCCAAGCTGCCCGGCAAGTCCTCCAATTTCTGTTATTTGTCTTAATGTTTGAGGTCTGATTCTGGCTAATCCTCTTAACTCCAAATTCAGTTTACGGAACTGGGCGACCGTGCCATCAACCGTTTTTATAACCCTAGTAAAGTCAATGTCAAAGTCTCCAGCGAACTTCGTTACCGCCGCGGCAATCGCCAGCAATGGGACGGTTATTCCCATAGTCATATATCGTCCAGCAGTTCTGAAACCGTAAGATGCGGAACGCAAGGAGTTCCGTGCTTTCTCGATCATTGCGGGTATCTGGGATCCGAAGGCTCTTGCCGCTATGATGACACGCATAAATTGACGCCTGACCGTTGACATGTGGCGTCCCAGTGCCCTTGCGTAGGACTGGGACGCCATTCTGGCCTGTTGGAATTTTCGCCGTGTGACATTTACAAAGTGGTTAACCACTCTTTGCGCACGAGTCAGATCAGTCGTGTTAGCATTGATTACCGCTGTCAGCATTCCAAGATAATTCATTTATACCTCCAACTAAATCAATCCAAACTGCGCTTTGATCCCGGCAACAACCTCTTCCGGCGATTTTATTTCTAGACTCTCAAAGAACTCCTTGTCTCTCTCCAGCCAGCTAATGAAATCGATTGGTGAAACCAATTCAGGCTTCGTCCCTTTCTTGGCCGTATAGGTATTATAGATATTAGTCAAGTTGGCACACACCATCCCGAGCATTATATCATTCCGTTCCTGCCCGATTGGCTCCAACCTGTCAAACAACACCCACTCCTCTAACTGAGAAGCGGTCAAGAATTTCAACAAGTAGTCCGGATGCGGGACACCTAAACGCATACAAAGCCTAAAGGCAAATCTGCGTTTAAGGTCCCGTCTTAGTTTTTTTCATCTTCCTCAGTAAACGCACCGAACCTGTTCATTTCAGCCGCCTTCTTGAAGATAACCTCAATATCCGCAGCCTTCATATTTGCGCTCACCAGATCGTAGTCACCTTCCTGGAAGATTAGCGTGCCGTCCTTATCACAAGTGCACATAACCACCACCTTCGATTTGAAATAATCAGTCTTAGGAACGACAGTCTGCACACCGTTCTTTGTTACGACCTCAGTTGTGGACTTCTCAAACTCCTCACGCTCGTCGCCATACATATCCCTGACGTAAACGGATCCTCCTTGAAGTTCAACCCTCTCCAGTCTGGGAGGAATCTTTGTTAACAATTCCTCCCTTGATGGCACTTCAAACTCTACTTCTTTTGTATTATCATTAGACATTTCAGCTTACCTCCGTAATTTAAACTATCCATTTTCCCTTCCGACTACCGCATCAAATCCTTACCAGTTTTACGCCACACGCAGTTTACACCACCTTCAAACCTGGACGACGAATCCCGCACGGTAAATTGCGTGTGGTTCTTACTGAATTTAAATCTACGCCGACGGCTTAACCGTAAACGGTAACTCAACACGCTCACCCGAATCCAACTCCTCAACGATCAGAGCCGCAGGAGTCTGCGCGATCTTTTTGTCTGCCGCGTTCCAAAGCGACACAGCATCAGTAGAATCATTCACTATGACTGGGAAAGTGGCCGCCTTACCATCCAAAGCAACGTTTAGATTTGGGACGCGTCCCCCGTTAGCTATCGACACAACGTCAAACGTAACAGGGAAATCAGCAGCGGCGACAGTCGGCAAGGACGTGCCCGCCGCAGCAGACGCCCCCACTGTAATATCTCCAAGCGTGCTTGACAAGGTTATAGTTCCAGCAGCCGTTATTATACCAGCAGGATCAGCAGTCAACCTGTCAGTGCCAAACACCGGCCTGCCAGACACCTTTATCCTAATCTCTGTGGTAATTTTATCCCCCATAGGAATATCCCATGGCGCGGATAACACAATGCCACTAAAGAGCAGGGTTGACCTGTTCTTCAACTTCTTGGCAATGTTGGATCCGGCCGCATTGAGTGGAGCATCCGCTATGCTTATCGCAAAGTAGAACAGCTCCTCTTCAGTGCCGAAGTCATCCGAGTTAAACGCTGCGAACCATCTCCTATAATCATTTCTAGTAAAGTTGGTTGTCAGCGTAACCTCTCCACCATCCCTGAAGGAGCCTATAAATTTCCTAAATCCGTCGTCGTCCGACAGTGTGGTCACATCAATCTGTTCCTTACTGAAACTGGGACCCGAGATGCTATTTATCTCGGCAATCTCATTCCACCAGCTATCAGACGGCGTTGTGATCTTCAATCGCCTTAAAGGCGGGTCAAACCAGAGCAATTTTGCTCCAACACCTGAAATTGCCATCTTGCAATTACCTCCTCAAAATTAGTTTGTCTGTAACTCAAAGCTCATAATTAGTCTATTGTCCAAATTCTCAGTCCTATCAAAAATAGCAGGAGGTATCGTACACATAATAGAAGATACGAAGTCAAACCTGCGATCCGAATTTGACGGGTCAAAACTGTACCCGTTAAATCCATGTAGCAACAGTTTAATTGTGTTCATCCAAGAGAATCCAACATCGTACTTGCTATGCTTGACTCTTACTTGAATTCCATCATAATTATACGGTGGGCTTATATCCCTTTCATTTGTTAGTTGTGGTCCTTTAGAACTAAAGTCAAATAGCGTGATAACTCCGCTCCTTTTCCCCTCACGAGCGGCCGTGTCAGGCTCAACACCTACATATATCAATCCATCGCTTTTAACGATGGTCTTAGCTGGGGATGGTCCTTGAAAAGCTGTAGGCAGGAATTCGCCTGGAGTCCCAACCCATCCAGGATATTCATTGCCATCCTTTGTCCATCCAGCTGGTAACGGTGATCCATCATTACCGTCAGCATCGATGAGGATTTTAGGAAGGATAGACCCGTCAGATCCCGGAGTAAAATCATTCCAGTTGATGATATAGTTAGTCAATATCATCGCAAGGATTTTCGCACCGGAATAGGCTCTATACATTCTGTGTGCTACATTCATCTGAATGACACGCTCCTTTCTATAATCTTCATCATACGAGCTTGTTCATTTCTTACGTGCGTCTGCATAAACTTGGGACCAGATCCTGGTCGCGTCCAGTTAATGTTTTCTCCAACCATCTCGTGAACAATGAAAGCGTACGGCGCAGAAAATCCAAACTGAAAACTCACTTGCGCGCCTCCCCCCTCTACCACCTTATTGACAAAGAAACTATCTCGCAAAGCTCCAGTGCGCCACGGTATCCTCGGTGGTCTGTTATCCATTACTTCAAACAAATAATTCAACGCCGCTTCGGCTCCAAATTCCGCGTCACGCCTTACAGTCAAGACCAGTTTTTTCATTCTTGTCTTGATTTGATCAGCCTGCTTATGAAGCTGGTCTGTTTCCGCGAACTGCCCTGTATTCAAGGCCATCAAAGAACGTGCTTGCTGACGCAAGGAGCGTCTTGTCAAGTTAATCGGATTTCTGCGTGTGCGACTTCCCGGCGGCATTAAACAAACACACTCCTTATGAATTCCCTATCACTTTTATATAACGGCGTCTTCCTAAAAGACACAATCGGGAAGGCTTTAGCAAATCCATCAGGATCATTTCTAGCATCATCCTGGAACTTTGTCTTCCCATTATTCATAACCAAAATGGCAGCGGGCGGGCTCCAGTAATTCGGACTAAGAGGATTCGTACCATCTTCTATAGTAGCATCCAATAACTTCAAGTGCCCTAGAATATCCAAATCCTCAGAAACCATAATCTTTGCCCTGCTTACAACCTCCTGGCCATTAAACGTGCGTATAAGCTCAACACGCTCGCTCCATCTGCATTTAATCACCTTCGCTACCGAGAACATTTGTCCGCCATAGCCGTCGTCAACCGGCTCACCCCAATAAACGGCTTTTTGTACCTGGACGCTCTCATAAAAATTGACTAAGCTCATTAAACGCCTCTGACCGCTTTAAAGAACACTTCAGTTTGTCCTGTTTCCGCTGTTGCGGCTAACAATCCTGTCGGGTCTAATTCCAACGCATATTGTCCATAAGTAGTTGATCTTAGACCCTGGTCAAACTCATCAGGATATTTAATCTCAGCTTCGTCCGCTTTCGCTGACACGGGTTGCCGTTCCCTCGTCACTGTCAATAGATGAGCGGCCACCCACGCACATAAATCATTAAACACAGCTAAAGTCAATTCATCTATTTTCAAGGACTCACCTAAAGCGGAAGAGACACGGATGTAAGAACTGGAAATAAAACGGTCAACGACCGTATCCGTATAAACTGTCACGTCCAATGGTGGCAAGATATCTCTTACCACCGGACGAGCACTTGTCTTAACCTCATCTGCCGTTGGCAAAGTCGCCATTAATCACTCTCCCGCTTTTTGCGCTTTTTCTTAGTCTTGCGCTCACGAACTGGCCTCTTAACAACAGGTTCATCCGCAACAGGTGGATCGGGATCCCCTTCATACTCAAGTGTATCCTTATCCACCTGTACGTCAAACACCTCATCCTCCGGTAGACCCTCTGTTGTCCCGTCGTCATTGACTACTTCAACAAAGTCCCGGTAATCAGGAAAGATATCTCCAACTCTGCCTTCAAAGACCTGCCCCTCATCGTAAAAGACACGACCGTGCGGAGAATTAATCATCACACGTCCACTTTTAACTCTAAGTTTAGTCATATTAAACCTCACTAAGACTTTTCAGTTTACCCGCCCTTGCCCTTTTTGGACTTCTTGGCCTTCTTGGGTGGCTTGGGCTCATCGTCGAAGTCATCGTCGTCTTCGTCGTCCTCATCCACCTGCACCACATTATCCACATACTGCGGGAAAATAGATGCGTCACTCTCAACAGTGAAGACATCTCCCTGCTGAAAGAACTTGCGTCCTTCAGGATAGGAAACTAACGCACCTTCCGGTTCCGTTACTTGAAATGTAACAGCCATTGTCATTTACCTCCTTAATAAGGATTACTTGCTCCACCATAACCTATGAACACGTCAGACTGTCCTTCGGCGGTTTTCCTAAACTCTGGAATCTGAATGGTCATTCCTTTGTAGAAGTATATAAGGTTGCCCTGCTCGGCCCACTCAATACTCCTTACATCCATGCCGTTCAACCAACGCACAGTCCTGCTCGTAATCTGAACAAAGATTATAGTATCATCTGGGATAAACCATGATGGCCTGATCGCCTCGACGCCCTCAATCTCCAATATCCTCTGACGTATAGTCTTGGATGTAGTACCACTGGTGGTATCCTTGTAGTCTTGATCAAGCACAGCATCATAAGTCGTTGGTATGTAAAGCCTCCAAGGACCCCTTGACTTGTTAATCTTTGCCAACTCTTTAAACGCAAGAACGTCGTTGACAATCTTAACTGCGGCATCACTACCAGTCTTGGCATCCCAAGCGTTAGTCGCTGCAAAGGAAGCGGACGGAATTTCCGATCCATCAAGAGCCTTTCCTCCACCCTTAACCTTAGGCTGAGCAGTTCCTCCCAAAGACATGATATGGATATTTTTACTAGAAGACTGTGCCAACGTTCTCGCCCAACTAATGTAGGAGTGAACCTTACCACCAGTATCCTCAAAGATCACGCTGGTCTCCTGCATGAGCGACTTTTCAAGAGTCTCGCCCATCTGTCGTCCAACCTCTGCCATCATCTCGTCACTAATGGTCATTCCCTTATTCCTTGAAACTTCGATGTCTCTGGAATTAAAGAAGAAGTCACCAACAAGAAACGGCAGCGGTACGCTAACCTTATCATAAATCGGACGGTCAGCCAACGCTCTCTGTACCGGGTCCATAGTATATATAGGCTTAACGTCAGTGCTGATCGTCTCGCTCTGTACCTCTGTAAACCTCATCCCATCAAGCGTCACTTCAACTCCGGCGTCCTTTAGATCCTGAACACCTACCAACTCATTCTCCACATTACGTATAAGAGCATTATCAAGATATTTCCACTCATCGTAACGTAATGTGCCATTAATCAGGACAGGTTGTCTGTAGACCTCCATCTTGGCATAATTCTTCATATCGCTAGGGTCCCCCCCTTTGAAATGATAAACAAAGAACTTGCCTTTCTCCTGATCATACCAGGTCCTTCTGTAATTCCAGAAGTTCTGGCCTTGGGTTCTTATGGCGTTTTCGCCACCCATGTCAAAAGAAATCACGTTTGACATTTGTTAACACCTCCTCGTTTTGATTTACGCTATTACGCTATTT